GGTCTTACTAGCTTCCCTTCAATAGACGTTTCTTCAGGAACAAACTTTAATGCTGCTTGGCAAGGCGCTAGTAGCTTAAACGCCTTCCCCGCCAACATGTTTGACACAACGGGAACACTTGTGACTACTGCTTTTCGGGATACTTGGTTCAACTGCGCCCTCACCGCACAATCAATCGAAAACATCCTTGTCAGTCTGGACACTAACGGTGCTACTGGTATCACACTTAGCATCAATGGTGGCACTAACGCCGCCAAGACGACTTGGACTACTGCTGCCGTCACTGCTTACGACAACCTTATTGTCAAGGGTTGGACTATTTTCTTTAACGCTTAAATACTATGGGACCATTTACCGAAACAAAATGGATCGTTTGCCACGGTCCTGATGTTGTCCACTTCTCGGAGCTACCTATTGGCAGCTCTATGATGACTGGACAGCCTAACTGTGAACACTTTGATACTGAGGAGGAAGGTTTGGTCCGTGCTGTAGAGCTGGGTTACGATCCTCCTGTTGAAGAAGATCCTTTACTTACAATTAAACAATAACTATGTATTGCTCCGATTCCCAGATAGGGATACCTTTGTAGCAGCCTATGGAACCCTTGGATGTCTCTCTGATCCCTCTGAGGAATCCCCTGATGCTGTTGTTATCCCTTACACGCATGATAGAGCCATTGATGAAGAATTAATCGACCTAACAAAGTAAACATGGAAAACGAAGAACTAGAATTTTTACCAGCACCAGGGCCATTCTTTCGGTTTGATAATGAAGCAGAGTGGTTAACTGCTGCTCATGCTGCAGGATTTATGATCACTGTTACTGATGAAGAAGGTAATGAAACAGAGCATCTACAGGCGTATACCCACGCCCACTCCATTGATGTCGTTGGCATCATTACCGTTGGTGGTGAGTGGGATGATGAAGGTAATGAACTTGTAGCACCAACTGTTCTTACTGGATGGCACGTTAATTATCAAGGAGACCTTCCAGAGGGATGGGAATCTTATGAGGTTAAACCATCAAGTCCACATAGAGTGTTTGCATAACTAAATATTTATTAAAAAGTATAGATAAAATGAAACTCATCACAGAAGAAATTTCAAACGTAAAGATTATTACCGAAGGTAAAGGTTCCAATAAGAAACTTTATATTGAAGGTGTTTTCCTTCAAGCAGACCTTAAAAATCGTAATGGAAGAATGTATCCTATGGATACTCTTTCAAGAGAAGTAAAACGTTATTGTGAAACTTTTCTTAATAAAGGTCGTGCTCTTGGAGAACTTGGTCATCCTGATGGACCTACCGTAAATCTTGACCGTGTTTCTCATAAGATTACTTCACTCACTCAAGAGGGTAGTAATTTTAGAGGTAAGGCACAAATCCTCAATACTCCTATGGGTAAAATTGCATCTTCACTTTTAGATGAAGGTGTGATGCTTGGAGTTTCTTCTCGTGGTGTTGGTTCTTTGAAAGAAGACCGTGGTGGTATAAAAGTTGTTGGTGAAGATTTCATGTTAGCAACTGCTGCTGATATCGTTGCCGACCCTTCTGCACCTGATGCATTTGTATCAGGAATTATGGAAGGAAAATCGTGGATTTGGGAAGGAGGAATTCTTCGTGAGCAACTTGCAGAAAAAACTCAGAAGAGAATTAACACTCTTGTTGATCAAAGAACTCTCGATGAACATAAGTTAAACTTGTTCAATGAATTCTTATCAAATCTTTAAATTATAAATAAATATATTAGTATAAAAAATCTAATAAAATCAAATGTCCGTTGGTAGCAATTTACAAGAAATGGAAAACGTAGTAACTAAAGGAGCTGCTGCATCTGAGGCAATGCCAAAATCCGGAAGCAATGCTTCCGGTGTTTTGACCCCTGGTCAAACTGGCAGTTACGAAGATCTCGGTGGTCCTACTCCAGAAGATTATAAAGTAGACGATAACTCTGCTAAATTTGCAGAACCCAAAATCGCAACTGTCAAAGACATTGTGAATAGAGGTGCAAAACCTGCCGAACCCATGCCTAGTGGTATGAAGGAAGAAGATGAAGTTGAAGGAGAGGTTGTCGAAGAGGAAGATGCAACTGCATCTGCTGAAGATTTAGTTTACGAAGAGGAAGTAACTGAAGGAGAATTCATCGAAGCAGAATATGACATTGAAGAAGATGTTGATGCATTGCTTGCCGGTGAAGAACTTTCTGAGGATTTCCAGGAAAAAGCACGTACCATTTTCGAAACTGCTATCAGGACAAAAGTTGCCGAAGTTCAAGAAGAACTGAAAGCGCAATATGAAACAACTCTCGAAGAAGAAGTTACTCTTATTAAAGAAGAACTGACTGATAGAGTTGATGCATACCTTGAGTATGTTGCCGAAGAGTGGATTACTGAAAATCAACTCGCAGTAGAGCAAGGTCTCAAGGCAGAAATGTCAGAATCATTCCTAACTGGAATGAGAAGTCTTTTTGAAGATCATTATGTAAACATCCCTGAAGAAAAATATGATGTAACTACCGCAATGGTAGAAAAATTAGATGAAATGGAATATAAACTCAACGAGCAAATTAAGTCTAATATTGCTCTTAATCAAAGATTAGCTGAGTCGGTTGCTGACGTAATCTTCTCCGAGGTATCCGAAGGTCTTGCACTTTCACAAAAGGATAGACTAGCCAGTCTTGCAGAAAATGTTGAGTTTGATAGTGAAGACAACTATCGTGAGAAACTAGCAACACTGAGAAATTCTTATTTCCCAGAAAATGCTGGTTCTCAAAGAGACAACTCAGAGAATATTTCCGAGAGTTCAGAGTCCATTGCACAACCAGTTACTGGTCTAATGGAATCCTATCTCGATACTCTGACCAGAGTTTCTCAAAAGTGATTTTTTAATTATAAATCAAACTAAAATTTTTAACAAGGTAAATTCAAATGCAAGGTTTCAATGCTGAACACCTTCAGGAGAAGTGGGCACCTATCCTCAACCATGAGGGTCTCGGAGGCATCAATGATGCTCATAAGAGAATGGTTACCGCAGTTCTTCTGGAGAACCAAGAAAAAATGATCAGAGAGGAAAGAGAATTCCTTTCTGAAGCACCTACCAACTCCACCGGAGCTGGCATCGATAACTTCGATCCCGTTCTGATCTCATTGATCAGACGTGCAATGCCTAACCTGGTCGCATATGACCTCGCAGGTGTTCAACCGATGAACGGTCCTACTGGACTGATCTTCGCAATGCGTTCCCGCTTCACGAATCAAAGTGGTGCAGAAGCACTCTTCGACGAAGCAGATACTGGATTCTCTAACAGTGGAATCGGAAGTGCTACTCCATATGTTGCTAATCAGGAAGCAAACGTTGGTTTAGGAATTACTGGTTTACAATCTGCTGGAAGTAATCCTTCCAATCCAGGTCTTCTGAGTCCAACTGCTCAAACCCAAGGTGCTTATGGCGTTGGTCAGGGCATGGATACTGCATTCTCCGAGGATCTTGGAGATGGTCAGGCATTCAACGAGATGGCATTCTCGATTGAGAAAGTCACTGTTACTGCTAAGTCCCGTGCTCTGAAAGCAGAGTATTCTCTGGAACTGGCACAAGACCTCAAAGCAATCCACGGTTTGAATGCTGAGGCAGAACTTGCCAACATTCTCTCCACTGAAATCCTTGCGGAAATCAACAGAGAAGTCATCAGAACCATCTATAAGGTTGCAGAACCCGGTGCTCAGGCAAACGTTGCAACTCAAGGTACTTTTGACCTTGATGTTGACTCCAACGGTCGTTGGTCTGTTGAGAAGTTCAAAGGTCTTATTTTCCAAATCGAGAGAGATGCGAACGCAATCGCACAAAGAACTCGTAGAGGAAAGGGCAACATGATTCTGTGTTCCGCAGATGTTGCTTCCGCACTAACCATGGCTGGTGTACTTGATTACACCCCTGCACTCAATGCAAACCTGAACGTTGATGACACTGGTAACACCTTCGCAGGTGTTCTTGCTGGTAAGTATAAGGTCTATATTGATCCTTATTCTGCAAACGTTTCTGCTGATCAGTACTATGTTGCTGGTTATAAGGGTTCTTCACCTTATGACGCAGGTCTGTTCTATTGCCCTTACGTTCCTCTTCAGATGGTTCGTGCAGTTGGAGAGAACACCTTCCAGCCCAAGATCGGATTCAAGACTCGTTACGGTATTGTTTCCAACCCATTTGCTGATGGTGCAAGAACCGGAGAAGTTAACGACTCCGGTAGACTCCAAACTAACAACAACCGTTACTACAGAAGAGTCAAAGTTCAAAACTTGATGTGATCGCAATCACATATTTCTCACAGAGACCCGAAAGGGTCTCTTTTTTTATCTAAATAAAAATAAAAATGACTTGCAATTTTCCCAACCAAATAAACAATAGGAACTTCCTATCTCCGGTTGGTTTTAAGTTTACATTAGCAAAAGAAAAAAAAGTTTCTTTTTTTGCAAATTCTGCTAGAATTCCTGAAATCAATCTTGGAACTGCAACACAACCATCTTATCTTAAGAATATTGATATCCCTGGAGATAAGTTATCTTATGGAGATTTTTCTCTAAGTTTTCTAGTTGACGAAAACTTAGAGAATTACATGGCAATTCATAACTGGTTGACTGGTTTGGGTTATCCAGAAACAACTCAACAATTTAAAGATTTAACAACCGATGATAATGATTTAAGAGATTTAAATAGACAATTCAGTGATGGTAGTCTTCACATTTTAAATAGTAATTTCAATGATATTGCTATTGTTAAATTTAAAGATTTATTTCCGATATATTTGACTTCTCTCGAATTTAAAGCAAGTGATACTGATATCAATTACTTTACAGCAGAGGCAACTTTCAAGTATACTGTATATAATATACTAGCTGCTGATAACAGAACACCCTTATGAATCTTGACCAAATTCAGGAGATGTGGGAAAAAGATTCCCAGATTGACCCCGACAACCTCCACGACGAAAGTTTGAAAATTCCACAACTCCATTCAAAATATTATAC